TGTGCTTGCTCATGCTGTACCTCGTCTCAAAAAAGTGGGCCTATGCAAGCGCCCCAAAGCCCGCGCCACTTAGGGGACGTGCTGACGCAGGGAGACAGCGGGAAAATCAGTGAAGCGGATCGATCTCGCCATCCGCTGGCGGCGGCTTGCGTTGCGAGCGGCGGCGGGCCTGCTCGATTACCTGCGAGCCGCTATCGACACCGGGCAAGTTGCCTTGGTTCGGCTCGCTGCGTACGTCATCCAGGCCGCCCATGTACGCACCGGGGTTTGTCACCACGATGAGGCACGCTTGACCCCGGCATTCGGCCAGATCAAGCCGTGCCGGGTCGCGGTCAGCGATGACGAATACGGCTTCGGTCTTGTCGCCAAACACGATCTTTTTCAGATCAGCAACGACCGTAATGCGCTGGTCGCTTGCGATCAGGCCGACAGCCATACGTACGTTGTCGGTCACGCGCTTGCGCAAGCGTTCGATAATCTCGTCCTGCTCGCCTTGGCCGATCTTCGGCCAGATATCGGGCAGCAACTTGATTTCCTGTAACAGCGCACCGAGTAGGTCGCCCGCTAAGGTGTCACTCGCCATATCGACCGCTTCATTTGCCCTTGCCATGTTCACGCCTCGCTTCCTGTTTGTGCTGAATGTGGAGCTTGGCTTTCGCGATCAGCGCGCCCGCGAGAGTGTTGCTCGGAATGTCCAGTTCGCCGAACAGCTTTTGATACGCTTCAAGAACCGCTATTGAGCACTCGTTCATTTCAGCGCCCGCGAGAAACCCGGCAGCTATCAACAGTTGATCGCCCAATTGTTGGTCGTCCGGGCTCATGCGTTCCCCGCAAGCTCTTGGTGCTTGGCGCGGAACAGGTCGCTGAGTTCGGCGCGCTGCTCGGCGGCGGGGATCGCGCCGATCAGGTCGGCGGCTTCATCGAGTGAATCTTCCGTTTTCGCCTGGGTGATCCGCTCGGCGATTTGCGCATAGGTAAAGGGCGCGTCGTCATCGCCTGCCTGGGCTTCGCGATGCGCGCGTTCCTTCTCGCTCGCGAGCTTCGCCTGATAGGCGGCGCGTGCGCGATCCTTTTCCGGCTCGCTGCGCAGGCGGATGACCGGCTCGATAGCCTTCGTCAGTTCGTGCGAAGTGGTTGCCGCTTCGATGTTTGCGATGATCGAATCGATGCCCTCGGATTCCGGGGCCTTCTCCGGTGCCGGTGTCGCAGGGCGGCGAAGCGTCAGTTTCGAACGTACTGCCTCGGCGCGGCTCGGCGGCACGGGCCGGGTGACTTCATCGGCGCGGCCCATGTCGCGCACCGACATGTGCGCATCGAGGTCTTCGCCGGTATAGACGCCCAACAGAACATCAGGCGTATGGCGGCGCGCCCACTTGCGGATCGCGACGTAGCAAATTTGCTGCGCCGGATCGGTTGCCCATTGCGTCGAGAAGCGCGGATAGCATTGCGCCATCATGACGGTCAACTCGCGCGGCTTCGATTCGCCGCGCAGCGTCGTGCTGATAAGTACGCCAAGCCCGTCTTCATCGGCCTTCGTGTACGACGCGACATAGTATTTGCCGCCATCGGGCTTATCCGACTTCTTTTCCTCGACCTTGCCCAATACCTTGGACCAATCGCCGATGAAATCATATTCCGGGCGCGCTTTGATCGGCGCGAGGTTGCAGACAACCGCGTTGATCAGTTGTGCCTCATAGCCAAGCTGCCCGCCCTTAGACAGATGCGTCTTCTGCGCGACCGCAAACGGATTCATGCCCCACTGCGCCGACTGCATGCAGATCGCGAAGCAATCGGCCTTGTTGCCGCGTAGGTGCGCAGGCACCGAGACGCGCCCACCGGCCATAATTTCGGCCATGCGGTCCATCGCCTCGAATACGGACATATCAAACAACATCGCAGTCGGTGACATAGGCGCGGGTGCGCCGCCATCGGACCACTGAGCGAGGTTACGTTGGGCTGCATCATTCATGGCTGGTTCCTTTGGCTTTGACGTGGCGCATGTCGATGTAGGAAACATCTTCGACGCTGTACGCCTTACGGGTGACGAGCTTGCGGCGGTATGCGCTGCCATCGGAGAGGCGACCGATAGCGGCGTTGCCGAGCGCTTCGAGTAGGTGATTCTTAGCCGCGTCGCTCACGTCGCCATAGCGCTTAGCAAGTGCATCGGCTTGCTGCTTGACGGTGTGCCATTGCTCGATATCCGAGCCGAGCACAATTTCGGTGCCGTCCGTACCTGGATAAAGCTGTTGCAGCAGCTTCTTTGTGGTGTCGTGCTCGTAGTCGAACTCCGGCGCTTGGCGAGATTCGACGTGATCCCAAAACGTGTGCTCGCCCGTAATGACAAGTTCTTCGAGCGCGGCGTCGCGGCGAATCACAAACGTCTCAAGCCGGTTGCCGCCGACCAGCGCGGCAAGATGCCATTCATCGAAGCCCGTCACGATCAGATAGTGCAGGCACTGCAACAAGTAGCTTTCCGGTACTTCATCGCTGCCGGGCTCGCCCCAATCACCCAGGCGGAACGCCATCGCATCGACGTTTTTGATTTCCAGGCCGCGCCGCTGGCCTTCGATCTTGCGATCAACATTGGCGAGCATCCACGGGTAGGCGGGGTTCTTCAGAACCTGATTGGAGCGGCGCACCTTAACGTTATAACGATGCGCATATTCGTTCGCGATCACGTCTTCGAGTAGCACTCCGAAGCGTACGCGCTCAACGGAGTCGAGGTCTTCGGCGGGTAGCTGGCCGGTCTTTTCGGCCCACAGTTGATAGGTCGTCTTGAAGGGCGAAAGGCCAAGCGCAGCAGCGGCGTCGCTGCCGCCGACCCCTTGCATGCGGGCGGCGAGAAACTGGTCGCGATCCATTTTGGTGCCCTCCGGCTCAACGCCGTTGATGCCGTGTCTCAGTTAAATGTCAAGTCGGTTTATTACCGATTGATTCGAATTCTTTGCGACTTCTGCAATTGCGCGCTTTCCGCTCGGAAAGCGGCGCGAAGCGCGGATCATTCCATTAGAAGCAATGGAAAGTGAAGCGCGCTTAACGCAGAGTACCAAATGTTTATTACACAAACAGTGAGCCTGCTTACAAACATTAAATGTGTATCAGACTGTCAGCGGCGCAAAGAGTTAAGAAAACCTTAAGCAAGCTTTCACAGTCCCAACTTGATATAAGCGAATGATCTTTGAACAGAATAAGGGACATAAGACGACCCAATCTTCACGCGCGGGCTTAGGACCTTCCATTGCTCGAACCACGAGCGGCGCTGGTTGGGCGTTAAATGGCGGAGATAAGAGCGGTGCCTGAGAATGCTTCTCATGGCTTCCTCTGGGAACTTTGCCGGGGCGTTGTCGCACATGGCTGATGACTGAAGTAAAGCGCGCTGAAACACTTTTGTCAATGATAAGAAGTAACTGTTTTTCCGGATAAAAAAGCACTAGAGTGACGACATGAACGTTGAACAGATTATCACGGCGATGGGCGGTCGCAAGGCCACCATGCGCCTACTGGGCATTAGCTCCCCCGCCATCTCGCAAATGCTCGCACGCAAGCGGATCGGGAGCGCGCATCTGCGTTTTTTTATCGCTTTAAGGCCCGAACTTAATTGGGCAGAACTCCTTAATACGGATTATCCCCGGTTTTCTACGCTTATCGCCGAGAAGCCATTAAGGCGTTCAAAGCTTTATCACCGTCTATCCCGGTTTAATGAGGTCTATTAAGGGTATTGCTTCGCAATAAAACTCAAATGGTGGGTAGTCGGTGTTTACCAGAATTTTGTTTAAAAATGCGATGCGTATTGCATAGCCGGTCCCGCACGTAGCCAACCCTCGCGCGCCTCTGACCCTGCTGCGTATTTTTCTTCCAAAGGGGTCGTGACCTAAATGGCTCGCGCGCGCAACATCAAATTCGGCTTTTACGAAAACGACGACCTTGCCGAATGCTCGGTATGGGCGCGTTACATTTATCCCGGTCTGTGGATGCTGGCCGACCGCCAGGGTCGGCTTGAATATCGCCCGAAGAAAATCAAAGGCGAACTGCTCAGGTTCGATAGCCAAGAAGCCGAGCCGTTACTGCGTGAGCTTGAGCATCACGGCTTCATCGATATCTACGAGGTCGATGGTCTGACCTTCATCCAAATCCGGACCTTCCTGAAGCACCAGAAGCCGCACCCTCGCGAGCGGGCGAGTGTCATTCCCGCGCCGCCAACCTCTCAGAGTCGTCAGAAGTCACAACCTAGGTATGACCAAGGCGAACCTAGGTATGACCCAGCCGAACCTAGGTACGACCAAGGCCAGACGCATGAGGCGGAACCCGGTACGTATCAAGACCTTGATGCGGGCGAACCTAGGTGTGACCCAGGCAATACCTTGGCGTTGTCGAGCCCGGCTGATGTTCTGAATCCTGATGTTCTGAATCCTGAAGTTAACACCTCCTCGATATCCAGCGGCGGCGTAGAACCTTTCGCGCGCGAATTATCCGAAGGAAATCGGCATGTCAACCCACCGACGCCGCCGCCGCAAAAAATCGATGAAAATCTCACCCCGGCAAACATCGCGGTCTCGCTGATCGCCTGGGAGCGCGAGCGCGGCAAGCCGCCGCGCGGCACGACCGCAAGCCATCCGCACGTGATCGACCTCGCCGCGCTGCGCGTCAGCGCCGCCGAGTTGAAGCGGGCCTACGACCTTGCGGTGGCTGATCGCGAAGCGGCCAGCGACCCCGCGCCGATCAACGCCGGGTTCGTCCGCGTCTTCATCGACAAGGCCCGCGCTCCGCCAAGGCAGAAGCCCGACGATTGGCAAAGGTCCGATGCGGGGATTTCCCGCAAGGCGCAGGAAGTGGGCCTTCGGGCGCGTCCTGGCGAGTCGTACGACGCGCTCAAGGACCGTGTTTTTGAGGTTCAACGGCACCCGCATCCGGGAGCGACGGCATGACCACGCAAAGCGGCAATGATGGCCGGTGCTTCGTCTACGGATGCCCGCTGCCGGGCAGTCTCGGGCGGGTCGATGAGTGGGTGTGCTTCGCCCACCACGACGCGGCTGCGAGCGATCTTCAGGCCATCACCGCGGTATTGCACAGGCTTCGCGCGCTGGGCGAAACGGCGCTCGATATCCGCCTTTTTTACGGGACCGACGATTGGGTTTCCGCCTATCGCGGCATCCAGCGGCGGCTTCGCGAAGCGGGGATGGACGACATGCTTTTCGGTGAAGCGGACTGCTCGCCGTACCGGCCCGAACGGCCGATTGTGAAGCAGTGGCTTGCACGCCTCGAAGGCTGCATCTTGCACGCTTGCGATGAAGTGAAGTCGGCGCGCAGCTCGCGCTATATCCCGCACACCGTACCGACAGCGGCGGTGAGCGGGCCAACGCATATCGCCTACTCGCTGCCGTACCGCGATGACACCAAGGACGCGTCATGAGCCGCCAAAAACTGGAGACGCCGATGACCAAAGATGAATTGATTGATCTTCTCGAAGCTTCGACCGACATTCCCGACGATGCGCAAATCTTCCTCGCTACGGGAGAAGGCGGGGGCATGGAACGCATGACGGATTTTGTCTACAACGAAGCGACCAACGCCATCGAAATTTATTGAGCGCAGCCATGACCGTCCTCACCGCGATCCGCTTCGTTGTACCCGGCGAGCCCATTGCTTGGGGTCGCGCTGGCGTACGCGTCGGGCACACGCGGACGGGCAAGGCGTTCGCGCAGCATTACACGCCCAAAAAGACGCGCGGACACGAGCGCAGCGTGGCGTTTGAAGCCAAGGTCGCCATGCTCGGGCGCAAGCCGCTCACGGGCGGGCTCGTACTGATCGTGCATGCGTTTTTCGGTATCCCCGCTTCCTGGCCGTTGTGGAAGCAGCGCGAGGCGCGAGCGAATTTGATCGTTCCGACCGGACGGCCCGATTGGGACAACGTAGGAAAAGCCTGTTCGGATGCGATGAACAAAATTGTTTATGAGGATGACAGCGCAATTGTCGATGCCTGCGTACGCAAGCGGTTTTCGGTCGAGCCGCGAATTTTCATTGAAGTGCGCATGCTTAACCCGCTGCGGCATACCGAGCCTGAATTGCTAGAAGCCGCACAGCTTTGAAACGGAGGATTGTCATGAACATGCTCGAATTCGTGATGCTTGAAGGGAAACAGCCGGTAACCGATACGCACATCGTCGCGAAGCATTTCGACAAGGACCATCGCAAGGTTACGCGTACCGTTCGTATGCTCATCGCTAAGACGGGCGAATGGGGTGTGGCCAATTTTGGCCACACCCCCTGCGTTGATGAGCAAAACGGCGAGACCTATTCCGCGTACACCATGACCAAAGACGGCTTCATGCTGCTGGTGATGCGCTTTACGGGCGACAAGGCGCTGCAAATGCAGATTGCGTTCGTGCAGGCGTTCGATGCGTTGGCCGAGCATGTACGCCTGCGCGACTACGGCATTTGGAGTCAGATTCACGATCTCGAAAAGCGCAACGCGGCGTCGTTCGAACTCGCGTCGTTCGGTTCGCGCCAGATGCTCAGGCGCAAGAGCGAACTGCCCGTGATTTTCACGAAGCTCGAAGAACTTAAAAAGTTGTCGCAGATGCCGCTGTTTCCTGAACTCGAAGATGAAGATGAAAAGGTCGCATGATGACTATATCCACTGCTCGGCATCAAGTCTTACTCCACGAACAAAGCAGCGTCGCCCAAAAAGTATTTGAAGCGGTGCCCATGCAAGAGGTTTGGTCATCGCAGCAGATACACGGGGCGCTGCAACGTACAACGCGTTCGACTATGGATTTCAAGATTTTGCAGGGGTGCCTTAACACGTTGAAGGAAGCGGGCCTTGTTCATGAACCGAAGACGGGCTGCTTCGAGCGCGTGAAGCAGAGAGAACCGGTGGTGCAATCGAACGTGGTTCCGGCGAAGGTCAGCCCGATAAACGCCAACCCGATTAACGGTAGCCGTAGCGCCGCCGCCGAGGTGCTTTATGAGCTTTCCAACCGCGCCCGCAACCTTTCGTTGGACCTTGCCGCTGCCGCCTCAATGATCGACGATGAAATCGAGGAAAACGCCGAGAGCGCGCAAAAGTTGAGTCAGTTGCAATCCATCCTTAAAGGCTTGGCCTAACCATGATCAGCGTCTATAGCCGTCCCTTCGGAAAGGTCATCTGCCATCGCGCGGCGACGGACGATCCGCTCGTGGCTATCGACGCCGTAGCGCGCCAGTTCAACAAGGTAGAGGGGCTGCAAGGGTGCTCGTCGCGCAGCGTGAACATGCAGCTTTCTTCGGTTCGGGTTCGTTGGTCGCTCGGGCCGTTCTTCGCCGTCGTGCCTCATGATTGATGACACGCATATCCAGGTGCTCATTGAACGCGTCAATAACACGCTTGACGGGCTCAAAAAGATTGAGGGCAAGCTTGATAACTTGTTCGCAATGCAACTGTCGCTAACGCAGGTGCAAGAGCAGATGAAGAACGTTCAATCCGCACAGTCGCGGCTGTTCGAAAAGGTGGATGAAACCGGACGCGAAATTGAGAAGCTACGCACGGAGGATATGCAGCCCCTTCGGGACGAAATGATTGGCAACCGGCGCGGGCTTCGAGTCCTCGGCGTTGTCGGATCGATTGTCGTTGCGGTGGCGGGCGCTCTCTATTCGCAATACAAGCCCTGGCAGGAAGACATGGCGAAAGCGAAAGGCATAAGGGACGAGCAGATCAGCAGGTATCAGTTCGATATCGGGCAGGAACTTCGCAAGGACGATAACCGCTTAACGGTGCTCGAATTCCGCGCGAACAATGTGGATGGAAAGACAAGTAAATGAAGGGGTTGTGATGAGTGATGGTCTGTTTGCTACGGTGCCTTGCGCGTTGTCGATTTCATACCGGATGCCCGCGTACATGCGATCCCCGGAATCGGCGTGTTTGATGATCCTGCGGCGGCATATCGCCGAGCATGACGTATGGGGCTACAGGCTGCCAAAGGTGTGTTTCTTCGATGGACTAACTAACGAGCAGATACACGCGCAATGCGGGGCCATTCGAAACAAGGTAGTCGATATCCTGTCTGAATTTGAGTCCGCTACGATCCGCGCGAAGTACGGGCTTACGGAACATGAGGTCTTAGAGAATGTGCGGCGCTTCGCGTTCAGCCGCGACCGGGCAGACGCGATCATGCGATTGAGTACGCGGCTTCGCGTTGAGTTCGATTCGTTGAGCGAAGCCGAATGCGATGTACTTGTCGCGCGCGTATTCGCCAACGTGAAGGAAACAACGCCGATTACGTTTCGCGCGATGGGCGCATCCTTCGGCAAAAGTCACGTCCATTATCACCACTACTACCATATGTTTGCGGATCGCCTTAACCACCTGGAAATGCAGGCCATAGATAGGCTGACAGACATATTCGCCGAGCGCGGCTTATGCGATGGCGAGCCGATAGTCGCGGCGGTCGAACACATTCAGAGCGGGCAATGATGGCGTTGAGAATAATACACATCGTCGGGTACAGAAACTCGCTTGGGTATGGCGAGTTGATGTGGTACGAAAGTCATATTGCTAGGGACGCCGCGTACGCGCTGTTAGATGCGGGTACGTTGGGGACCGGCTACAGCACGGTTCGCTTCGATCTCTTTGTCCCGATTGACTGGTTGGATCACGAAATTACTATGAGCCTCGAACTGGACGACCCGCAGAAGCAAGCCGACCAGGAGATTGAATCCTTAGCGGCGTGCCT